ATTGTAAACTTAGCACCTGTACCTGAGCCTGTTGTAGCATCTTGATCTACATTTATGAATATGTTCTTCCACACAATAGGCGGAATAATTGGAGGTATAGGTGGTAAAGGTGGAATATCGATTGGATCATCTTCTTCGTCACTTTCTGTAACTGCGGCTACTGTATATGCGGCTGGATCATATTCTAATAATAACAGTTCGCATGTAATCATACCAGCCTCTGTGAACAGTTCTTTGTTCTTCATGACACGGAATAGTTTGTTACTAAATCCGTAATCTGTGTTGTTTAGTTTAACAACTGCTCCGGCATCTATTTGTAAACAACTATAATCGCCAACTAAATTAACAACCATACCTTCTCTACTTTGATTCAAATCGATGTTTCCTAGTTGTCTTGCGTGAACATTATTATTGACTAACTCGGCACGATATTCGAAATTATTATCTGGTTCTCCTGTGTTTCTATCACCACTTGGAGTTTCTGAAATCACAGTATTAGTTTGGTCTTTTCTGTTTTGATCAGCAAAGGCAACTGTTACACTATTAAGTGTATTATATAATTCTGTACTTGTAATAGATATCTTACTAACAATGTTATCATCATTAAGTACAAATGCGGCAGACAGTTCACTGGCTAAGTATGCTCTATTTGGTACAGCACTAAACTGTCCTAATTTACCATCAAAGGTAAAAAATGTAGCACTATTACGACATATCTTATCTACGTTGTCCATACAACTATTGAATGTGCTTAGATAACCATTAATTTGAAATCTATCTATTGTTGCGGCACTACCCGCATTGTTTGTAAAGGATATTTGTTCATCGCAATATCCTTTCATTTGGGTATTTGCTGTACCTAGTATACTTGTGATATCAATATCAGCATTGGCAAGTCCACAACCATATCTGTCTGATTTAAGGTAATCAAACAATACTTCTCCTGGATTATGCTTACTGTTAGTAAGATCAAAACTCATTGCGCCTAGTCCTGTTAGACCATTTTCAGCATCGTAATCAAGTTCTATCATGGCAAACACTAAGTCTTCCATGCTGTATGCTGTAGGGTTAGTCCAATGTGGCATTAATGATGTTGCGTCTACTTGCGTACCACTTGCTGGGAATATTTGATTTGCGGCGGCTGTACCACCTGCGTATAATCTAATTCTTATTTTGTTTGCCCAATCTTCTTTGGCAGTACTGTTTGGATCTGTAAAACTAACTACATTAGCACCTGAGAAGTTAAGTTTTCTATCGCCCCAAAAGATTTGGTTACTGGTATATGTACTTGTACCATGTCCATCAGCCAATTCACTTAGTGTAATACAATAGTGCATTGTTTTGTTTTGATTTGATATATTTACATCTGTGATAGGACCACTCATAAAGTTACGTCCGTAGGCCACACCGATTTTATTGTCAGTACTCGGCGCCACCTGTATCTTAGTCCCCGGATCGGGACCTGCTCCTGGCACATCAAATACGCCTAATAGTTTTGCTGTGATTAATCCTAGTCCTGCGGCAACAACACCGACTATTGTTGAGTATAGTAAAGCACTACCCAAGATAGTTGTAGCACCTGCGGCTAAAAACGAGCCTACTATTGCTGTTGCTATGTATGTAAATACTGCCATTGTTGCTCCTACTCTGCGTAATATACTGTTTCAATTGGCTTGAAACCGTACTTATCTAATTTTATTTTGGGTGACTGATCCATTAGTGTCATTGTGTAACCTTGAATATGTCCCCTGGCCTTCATTGCTTTTGCTAACTGTTCATACTTGAGAAACAGTTTGCCACCTACTGTACCATCTCTATGTTCTGGTTCTACCCACCATGCGGCTTCACGCATTACAGGTTTGATATGAGGCAACCATAAATCCGGGGCTGGTACTGCCATAAAGAAACCTGCTGGTTTATCATCTTGTTCTGCGTATAATAAAATACCTTGTTTTAGTATACCGTATAATACTTGGTCAATGTGATCCGGATCATACTTAGGGTTGTGTAAGTATGTAACTGGCGCACTATTGGCGAAGTTTACAAACATCTTTTTGATGTTTTTGAAATCTGTTACGTCTGCTTGTCTAATCATATCTTTATATCCTTTATATCGTTATCGTTGTTGTTCTCGTCTTCCACCGCCGCCATTGCCTGGTCCACCACCATAGTTTCCACCGGTGCTGTATTCTTTACCAAAGTCAAATGCTGTATTGTAAAGTATTGGCACTCTATCAAAACTCTTGTCATTTGGATAAAGCCTTTTACGGTCATCTGGATTAGTTCTTTGTCCTGTAATCTTGTTACTGAGTACTGTTAATTGACTTGCTAGTGTTACTGTTACAGCATAGTCCATCTGTTTATTTAATATGTTAACTGTTTCGTCTACTTTGAAGTTGGTGATAATACCTTTGAATCTTGTGTACTGATTACTTGTTAATTCATATGTGCTTTGATTAACAAATCCTCTTTGTATTGTTACATTACCACCTTTGATATTCTCTGTGAGTATTTTACTTAGATAGTTTTGTTCTGAAGGAATACCACTTAGTGTTAATGTTATATCACTGCTGTTATATTTTAAATCATCACTAAGGTTAGCCATGCTTAAGAAAGCACCTAGTTCTGTGTAAGCATTACCGCCTACTGTGACTGGTTTCCAATTACTGCTGATGTAATATGTTGTAGCACCTATTTGTAAATCAATAAGTGTAATTGGTGTTATATTAGTGCCTTGTACTTCTACAATAGTTGTCATTATGTTATAATCTCAGCAAACATAAAGTCACCGTCAAATTGTATTAAGTCATGTGGTACTATACTGTATGTAGGACATTCCATTGCTTTAACGTGGAACCTACATTCTGTGCCTGTTCTTAGTCCACCACTAGTTATTACTTGTCCTGCCTGTGCTAGTACAGGTCTGTGTACTGGTATTGTTACGTTAGCACCTGTACTAAATGATACATCACTAGTTACTTGATATGGGTATCTGTATATATTGGCATTACCTGCCGGTTGTACAAAGTCACCTTTCTTGAATAGTGTACCTGAACCAGTAACACCACTCATGTTTATGTATAGTTCTTTACCATCTCCGCCTACCATGACAATGTTGTTAAGTTGTGCGTCTGCTACAGAGCCTTGATATGCTGTTATATAGTGCATGCCAGCATTACTACCAAATGTTACGTTTGCTTCTGTTACTCTATCTAGGGTGTCTATATCTTCTAGTACACCTCTATTTTCTGAATACTTAAGACCTGGTACTGATCCTACTGTAAAACTGTACACACTAGGATTACGTTCTGCTGTTTTTATATGTCCACTTCTACTAACACTTGCGGCTGTGGTTTTACGTTTGTTTATTGTTAAGTATGTTGCGTTATCTATTATTGTTTGAAAACTCATTATCTGCTCCCTGGAATGCTTCTAGCACCTGCCTGCGTTACGGCATATATAAATTGTGGATCTTGTGCTACTAAGGCTTGGAAACTAGGTGCATCAGTAGCCGTAATATTGTATGTTACTTGCGTACCACCACCCATTTGATGATTTGGTACAATGCTACCACTACCACTAGGCACAAATAATTCTGGCCCTTTTTCACCTACAATGTAAGGTTTGTTGCCCATTACTGCTCCACCGCCTGCCTTACCTGGTATTTTTTGTATACTTCCTTGCGATCCAAACTCCATACCAAATTTACCCAGTATAGGTGCTAATAGTGTTTGAATGACATACAGTCTAATTAGGTCTGCTATCATTTGTTTAATTAATTTCTTAAAGAAATTTTTAAATGAATCCATAACACTTTGCCCTTTAAGTAAATCATCTGCTAAGTCTTCACTGAGTGTTTTACTTGCTCCTTCTAGGGCCTTAACAAAATTGTTTATTCCTTCATTTTTACTGTATGCGTCATCAATACGTTTTTTAGCATCAATAACTTGGTTTGCTAATTCTGGATATTTTTCTAAGAATGCTTGTAACACAGAGTTAGCATTGTTTAATTCTTCTGTGGTTATTATTTGACCAGTTAGTGCGGCTACTGTATCTTGTACATGTTTTATTGCGTCGGCTCTTTCAGCATTTTCTTCTTTTAACTTTTCTGCGGCTTTTTCTGAATCTTTTATACCGTCTTTATAAGCAGTTGCTACATCACCAAAGGCACTATCAACTAGACTTAATCTTTCTTTTAATTGATTAAATTGTTCATTAGTTGTCATGATACCGTTAGGCAAAGTTTCTAGAAAATCCTTTTCAACTTGTTTTAGAGTTGCTTTATATACTGCGGTATCTCTATCAAGTTCGTTAAGCATTTTCTTGAATTTTTCCAATTCGGTTAATGGTTTATCTAAGTTTATACTACTGCCGGTTCCGGTGCCATCACCATCGCCAGTGCCTGTGCCAGTGTCTTTAGGTTTAGGGATTATTGCTTCTATTGTTTCTTCTGCTTGTTCTTCTACACCACGTAGGTCGTTTATCATATTACCAATCATTGCTTTGAAGTCGGGTCCGCCCAACTTTTTACTAGCAAAATTTAATCCTTCAAAAGCCAGCAATGTTGTTCCTACAAATGGTAACACTCGAGCAAGTCCTTTACCAACACCAGCAATTACACCACCTAGGGCACCAATTCTACCACCTGCCCCGGTACCACTTAACACTCGACCTAATCCACCAAATGCTCTTTTAAAGTTATTAACTATAGGACCTGTTTTAAACATTGTTCTATTAAGGCCTTGTACCTTTGTGCCTAAAGAAATAGCACCGGCTTGAAAACCACCCATTACTTTAATTAATTTGCCGGGTCCAAATATTAAGAATAATATACCAGCAAATTTACCAATATCCTTTAAGGTTTGAACTAATTCGCCGCCGGAAACATTATTAATAGCATTTGCTAATCTATCTACGGCACCTGCTAAGCCTTCAAATACACCTGTTTCATTTTCTACATCGCCGAATAGTTTTATAAAACTATTTCTTAGTTTGGTAAAACTTTGACCTATTGTTGCTGTGGTTTTATCAAAGTCGGCTTGTACACCATCAGCCATTATTTTAGTTGCTTCTAGTACAACTTCGGCAGTTAACTTACCTTCAGCCGCCAATGCCCTAAGTTCACCTAGTGGTCTACCTAATGCGTCAGCAAATTTAAGCATGAATGCACTGTTGGTTTCTGCTATACTGTTAAATTCGTCACCACGTAACACACCCGATGCTAATGCTTGACCAAACTGCCTAATAGCACCACTGGCCGCACCTGCGTCAGCACCTGATATTGCTAATGTTTGTGAGAATACTCTGGTAATATCGGCTATTTCTGCTTGGCTAGTACCTAGGTCTTTGGTAGCAATGGTTAAGTCGGCAAATAGACTTGCTGTAGCACTTAAATCACTTCTACTTTCACTAGCAACTTGGCTTACTAGTTTAAATGCGTTCTCGGCTTCTGCGCCACTAGTTGTTACTGCTTTTAATCTGTTATTTAGGTTGGTAAATTCGTCACCCAATTGAGTAATCTGTTGAATACCAAATGCGCCAACTAACCCAGCAAATGCTGTTTTTAAACCATTTACACCATTACTAGTTTCCTTGGTAAACTTTTTAGTTTCGGTAGCACTTTGTCTAATACTTCTATTATATTTGCTGTTGTCTAACGTTAACGTTACTTTGATATTCTTTGCCATTATAGCCTCCTAATCTCTTTTTCGAGTAAGGTAGTCATATAGTCGATTGTAGGATCTGTGAAGCCGTCTGGTGCTTGTCTACTGCTACCTGCGTCTAGGTCTCCTGCGTATCCGTAATTACTCTTTATGCTCAATCCTTGCTTTTTAGTGGATCTACGAGCATTACCTGTTCGAATTGGTGTTTCTTTTTTCAAGTATGGGTAACTGTCGTCAACAATGTTTTTAGATATAGCACCCATGTTTTTAAACAATTTATCTACTTGTTTAGAGTTTATTTCTATTGCCATTTTTTGTACTCTCCATTACTTGTTTTAGTTGTTCCTGATCATACATATCGGTAATATCTTGTTTAGGATCATGTTTTGCTTCTATAAATTTTCTATATGTAAAAGCACAATCCATAATCATTAAATCAAATGTATCACCTTCTCTTAATATCTTACTTGGTAATACTCCATAACGTTCTGCCATGGCATCTATCATTAAGATATAATTTGTCTCAGGGTCACCTTCTTCGATCGGATGACTTGTTACTTCCCCAACCTTTCACCTACTTTAGTTACTGCTTCAAGCATAACGTCCAGTGGTAGAACATTCTCGTCTACAATTATTTGGTTGCCGTCTTTGTCTAGAATCATATCCTTAAGGATATCACTTAGTCCACCCATGTTGCTTTGATCGGCATTTGCTAATTTGGCAAATACATCTAGGCTTTGTCTGTCATAAATGAAGAATTCTAATTCGTCGCCGTATTTTTCGACTAGTTCTGGTTTGTCTATAACTACTGATAGTAGTTGTGGTTTTTGTGAAAGTTTACTTAATTCCATATCTTACTCCTTTATATCTCTATTTTTTAAATTATGTATAGCACTTAATGTAAATGCTATTCTGTTTTTTGCTTTGGCTATATCGCCTTCAGCACACCTGAGTTCATTCTGACTCTTGGCTATCTCCATCTCCATCGATTGTAATATCTCCGGTAGTGTCTTGTTGTCCCATATCTCCATGTTCTTTTTCCTTTATATCTGTAGTTGTATTTATTTCTTTCTTAGGCTTCTTATAGCCTTTGCTATCTGGTAATACTATACCATGTTCTTTGGCATACTCATCTAGATTATGCTCTACACCGCCAATTGTTATAACACGATCTTCACGACCTTGCCACACACCATCAGTGTATAATTTCATATGATTAAAAGCCATATTTCTCTCCTATGTAATAATATAACACCCCCACTATTG